GGCTGACGTGAATCGGATCCTCGTCACCAACCGCGTGCAAGCCCCCGCGACCGTGCTCACCGCGTCGTCCGTGCTCGGGTCTGCGCCGGTCTCCTGGCTCAAGGATCAGCTCCGGTCGAAGACGTGGCGGTCGGCCATTGGATGGACGATCGTCGCCGGCTTCAACGATAAGATCGACTTCAACCGCAGCGGCGTGAAGGTCGCGACACTGACGGCTGGGACGTACGCGACGGGCGCGGATCTGGCGGCCCACATCGTGGCCCGGCTCGAAGCCGCCGACGCGACGCCCGTGTGGGCTTGCTCCTACTCGGGATCGACCTTCAAGTTCACGATCTCGTCGGACCTCTCCTTCACGCTGCTCTGGGGGAGCGGGGCGAACACTGGAACGGCGTGCCACAAGGATCTCGGATGGGCCGCCTCCGACACCGGTGCGTCGACATCACAGGTGGCGACGAACGCCGCCTACACTTCGCGCCACTGGGTCAAGGCGGATCTCGGGAGCGCGCTCGCGGTGCGCGCCGGGATCGCGGTCAATCACAACGCCGGCGCCGGCGGGACGTTCACGCTCCAGGGCAACGCGACGGACGCTTGGACGGCTCCGAGCGTGACCCAGGCCCTCGCCGGTGACGCGAGCATCCGCATCGCCTTCCTCGGCGCGGACCAGACCTATCGCTACTGGCGCCTGCTCATCGACGACTGCGGCAACGCCCTCGGCTACGGCGAGGTCGGCGTCTGGTTTGCTGGTCCCTACACACAGCCAAGCGCGTCTTTCGCTGAAGGCTGGGGCAAAATTCCTCAAGCACAGAACAGCGTTGGGTTCACAAAAAGCGGAGCGCACTTCGTTGATGTATATCCTGAACGACCGGTTTGGACACCCATTGGTTGGCGAGGGTTGACTGCTGCGCAACGAGATGCGATCATGAACGCATTCGCAAGTGTCTCTACTGGTGTTTGCTTCTTCTTTGCGTTCAACGCCGTCGACGCCCCCACGGCGACTGAGTACGTGTTTCTCGATCAGCCCATCAGCTTCAAGAATACAGCGGGAATGCTTTACATCGTCGAAGCACCCACGCTTCTTGGCGCACTCGGATAACACATGCCAGTTCCTGCTTCAGACGCGATCGCCTCGGACGTCGGTCACGGCGCGCTCGGCGTCCGGTATGGGCTGCGCCCGATGCGCGACCTCCTGGGGGAAACCTCCGGACAGCGGCACGTCTGGGCCGAGCTGCGGCCGAAGAAGCTGATGTCCGCTGTTGGCTGGACCTACTACGGAGCAGGGGTCTACTACCAGAACGCCGCCGAGACTTTCGACGGGCAGACTCTTCTTGTTGTCGGAGTAAGAACCTCAGAACAGGTTCTGACATTCGTTGAGCCAAACAGGACAATCGGAGTAGGCAACTGGACGCTCTCGGGGACGGTTGTCTACTTGCACCTAACCGCGGATGCCGATCCGGCGGCTACGACGGTAATCGTGGAGCTGGGGATTCATGTCGGCTCGCACGGCGTCGTGCAGCCGGTGCTCATGCCGAACCGGCTGGCGAATGGCACGCTGGAGGCGTGGACCGGGGCGAGCCCGGACGGTTGGACGTTCTACAACCCGGGCTCCGGGATCACGCTCGACAAGACGACGAGCGACCCGCTCGAGGGGACCTACGCCGCGCGCTTCACGGTCACGGCAGGGACGGGGTACGCGACGATCTATCAGGAGTTCACGACGCTTGCTCCGGGCGCGGTCTACCGAGCGAGCGGGGCGTATCGGAACAATTGCACGACGAACGGCCTCGCCGTCACCTTCACCATCTACGACGGGTCCTCGCTATGCCTCGCCGCGGACGGGCGGAGCATCGTCGCGTCCGCGTCCGCCTTCTCCGACTCGTCCGGGGCGGGGGAGTGGAAGCGGTTCTCGTTCGACTTCATCTGCCCGTCCTGGGCGACGGTCACCTTCCGCGTGGAGATGGACATCACTGGCACTCAAACAGGGACCGTCGACTTCGACGACATGGAGCTGCAGCCGGTCCACCGCTACTCCTACCATGAGCCCATCATCGCCGAGGGCGCGCTACCGACCATTGAGGTGGCTCGCCCCGACGCCTTCTACGGGCCGACGTCGGTAGGCCTCGGAAGCCTCGGGCTCCTCAACGGGGGAGGACGACTGGAGCCGCTGATCGCCGGCTACGACTGGCACAACGCGGAGGCGATCGTCCGGGTGGGCGGACGCTTCCCGCTCGACGGGAATGAGATCCTCATCGACGACTGCCCGGTCGTCGTGTCGGGGCGACTCGCGAATCCAGCCGTGACGGATGGGCTAGTGTCGTTCGACTTCCAGGACGATCGGCAGATCCTCACGCAGACGCTGCCGCGGCGCTTCCTCGACTTCAGCACCAACCTGGCGGAAGCGGATCAGGGGCGACCCCGGCCCCTCCCGTTCGGTCCCGTCCGCAACAGCCGTCCTCCGCGCGTGGACCTCGCCGCGAACGGCTGCGGCATCTACGAGCTGGCCGACCCGCTCTACGGCTCGACGCGGACACCCGGCAACAATGACGTCTACTGCTACCTATCGGAGGAAGCGGCGGACAAGCAGGACGCCACGCGGCGGGTCGACCTGAAGAGCCAGGACTTCAGCTTCACCACAGCGACGAACCGCCTAGAGATCCTGAACGACGTCGCGCCGAAGCTCGTCACGGTGGACAACTTGTGGCTCGACTTCAACGTCGGCGGCGTCGCCCTCCTCGCCCTCGTCCCGACTGGTCTTTACCTTCCCGGGCTCCGCTCGGGAGGCGCGTACACGGGCAGCGCGTACCTCTGCAACAAGATCGCGACGGCGATGAACACGGTCGCGGGGACAGCGGACATCACATGCACGCTCAGTGCGTCGACGCACAAATACACCATCGCGAAGGGCGCCGGGACACTGCAGCTACTCTGCTCGACCGGGCTCAACCGCGACTCCTCAATCTGGGGGCTCATCGGATTCGCTACGTCGGCGGACCTTACGGGGGCGCTGACGTACACGGGCGGAACCGCCGTCTTCGAGGCGGCGGACCAGCACGTCATCCGAATCGCGCACGTAGGCTTCACGGCAGGCTATGCGGATGACGGCAGCGGCACCTACACCGGCAGCGCGAGCGCCGCGATCCAGAAGGCGCCCGACGTCGCATACTGGCTCCTCCGCGTAGCGATGGGGCTCACCTCCAGCCAGCTCGACGCGGCATCATTCGTCGCGGCTCGTGCGGGGGCCTCGACGCTGGCCGCCTACATCGGTGCGCTCGGGGAGGAAACGATCGAGATAGGGGAGATCCTCGAGCGCATCGGAGCAGGCTCGCACGCCGACATCGTATCTGAGGCAGGTGTCTGGTACTGGCGCGCGAGGAGCGCGGGCACCGTGCCGAGCCCCGTGGTCGACGTGCTGGAGAGCGACATCCTAGATTTCTCCGGGCTGTACGACGTCGAGGACAATTACCAGATTGTCCGTGTGGCCTATTCTCAGGACGCCTCAACGGGGAAGTTGAAGACGAAGGAGAACAGCACGACGAGCAAGGCCGCTCTGCGGTACGGGCGCCCTGAGCAGAGGACGTGGCAGACCTACTTGAGCGCAGACGCGGATGCGACGAACCGTGCGACGGCGATTGCCACGGTCGCGGGAAAAAAGCCGCGGCGCTTCGAGCTCACGGTGCGCGGCAAGGCGCTACTCCTGCCGGTCGGAAGCAAGTGCCGGATCACGCGCTCGCGGGGCCTGGGCACCACGCCGCCGAGTGCGCTCCTCGTCCGCATCTTAGCGAAGGTCGACGCTTGGGGTGATTGGACGTCGAGGCTTCTCGTGATCGAGGATAACCCGTCTTAGTTCCGAGGCCAGTCCGCACAACCGCGAGGCACAACTGACATGGCGTGGACGGTCGTCACCTCCCGGCCAGCGACCACCTGCCGACTCGCCACGATGTAGACGCGGTCGCCCGTCGCCTGATCGCAGAACGTGTGCATGAGCGGCGTCCCAGTGGCCGCGGCCCAAGCGAATGGAAGAGCCCCAATTGCCTCGCGCGTCCAGTCGTTCCGCAAGATCACGCGCGTCGCGGCACCGGCGGCCACAGCCGTAAGAACAACCCAAAGAAGCACAACGAAACATCGTCGTTCTTTCATATCTCAAACCCCTAGCAAAATATTGAACCGTTCGCGGATACTTGTCAAAGACTTTCAGCACGCCCACCCGCAGCTTGAGTGGGCGTGCTGCCTTTCACAGAAAGAGAAGCCGGTACAGTGCGTGTGCCCAGAGAACGACGAGCGTGGCACTGCACAATGCGAGTGCGAGTGCCCCCACGAAGTACCAGTTGGTGCGCATCAGTCGTCGTTCTTGCGCGGGCGAGCGTTGATCCCGTAGCCCGGGAAGAGCAGGCCCTTCGTGATGTCCGGCCGCGTGCTGATGCTGATGGCGCGGCAGATCGCCTGCAGGCTGCTCTTCGGGCCGTTGCGCTTGCGGCGCACCTGCTTCGACTTGTGCACCACAACCTCGCCGCTCTTCTTGCTCTTCTTGCTCTTCTTGCTCTTCTTGCCGTCGTCCTGCTTCACACGTCACCTTCCTTTCTTAAGTCCGCGGAGGCCCGCCTCAGCGAGACGGGCTACCGTCGACCTAAGACCTACTCACCGCCGTTGTCGAAGCCAGACTGGCTTGCCCAGTGATCCCACCGTGGGTGGCGGTAGGAACCATCGGGCGTACGCTCTTGGAACTCGATGCACAGCTGCTCGCCGATGAAGAGCACTGGGTTCTTCGCGAGTGCGGCGCGTTCCTTGTCGTTGAGCGTCTTGACCTTCGTGGTGTTCCCATCCTTGTCCTCGAGGAGAACCGTGGCATAAGGACCCAGCTTCCCGGGCACGTACCCGATGATCTTGAGCGTTGCGTGCCCGCACTGCTTCACCTTGAGCCAGCCGCGTGAACGCTTGCTCGGCGTGTACGTGTCCTCGAGCCTCTTGACGATGAGGCCTTCACCACCGCGAGCCCAGACTTCTTGGGCGAGACGATGCACGTCGGCCATCTTGCGCACGGGCGTCATCCACGACAGCAGCAGACTGTCGTTGTGTCTCATTGTGCGGAACGTCTCCTCGAGGAGCAAGCGTCTGTCGCCGTAGGAGTGAGACATCGTGTTGCGACCCATGACCTCGAGGATGTCGAACACGACGAAGCACAGCTTGTCAGCGTTCGTCAGCTCTGTGACGCCGTAGGACTTCTGCTTGCCCAGTGCGATGAGCTCGCCGTCGAACGTGCCGTCAGGGAGAGCACCCAACGCTTCCACCAAGTGTGGTGGCAGCGCGCGTGCGATGGCGTTACGACTCCACGCCTTCACGCTCTTGCCGTTGACGACGACGCACAGCCTGTGCCCGTCGTACTTCTCTTCGGCCACCCACCCGCTCTCTGCGGGCGAGAAGTCCGCTGTCATTGGGTGCGCCAGCATCGGTTCAATGAATGTCGTCATACACACCTCCCTAAAGTAAGCGAGTAAGTACGAAGATGGTGACGAAGAGCTACCCTCGTCACCCACCTCTTACTTACACACTTGTAAGTTGTTTACAATCAACTACTTACAAGACACATCACTTGAGAAGGACTTTCAAACGGCCGACTGGTTGTCGACTCGTGGTCGGCCGTTTGAACACGTCTCGGTGTCGACTGGCACGCGAGAATTAGGCCCGAAGCGCCTTGTTCTGCGTGTTGCCACCCTCGAGAGCAGTGCCGTGAAGATTCACGGCATTCGCGATCTCACGCCCACGGCGCCAGCCCAACGCATTCGCGTCGTGACGTGCACCACGTACGATGCTCGCCTTCTTCTTGAACTGGCCCATGAAGTCGTTCACCGCAGCCTCAGCGCGGTTGATGCGTACGAGCGCTGTGTTCGTGTTCGCCTCAGGTGCGCGGAGCTCTTCTTCAAAGCGCTCAGCCATGCGAATGGTGAAGCTCTTGAGGAAGCTCGCCTTGAACCCAGTCGCCTCGAATGGGTTGCGGCGGTACACGACGCCGAACTCACGTGCCGCGATCTTCTGTGCTGCACGTATAAGTGTGACGAGCATGTACTCCGCGACAGCAGCGTCGGACTTGCGCCCGACGATGGTGATGTTGCTCGAACGTGGGTGCACCAAGATGCGGCAGAAGTAGGCACGTGCCACGATGCCCGCGAGACGTTCGATCCAGGCGATGCGAGTGCTTCGCACTCGGATGTCTTGCCAGTCGACTTGAAACTTGTCAACGGGCTCGTCTCGCTCGAGCTGCTCGACCTCGACCTCAGTGGACGAGATCTTGTGCTTGAGCAGCAGCTGCTGGAACATCGCAGCGAAGGCCTCAGCCTCCGCCTGTGAGCCGATCTTCTCGGCTGACTCAGCGTGGGCCTTGATCTTCTGAAGCTTCTCTAGTATCTTCTCTCTGTCGTTCACTTCATCCTCCCTTGTGAGAATCCGCGGTGGCCCACCCGTGTGGGTGGGCTGTCGTCGACTCTCACGGCACCGATTCGTTCACCACCTCGAGGAGACTGACTGGCCACGAGACGGTGATGCTCTTAGCCTGGATGCGGGCCCACTGCTTACCCATCACTTTCGCATCGACGCCTGGGAGCGGGAGCGTGTGGAACTCAATGATGCGGCCGATGGGCTTCGTTGGCGG